GCTTTGCAATAACTGTGTGATGCACCTTATAAGGAATGACTTTAAATATAAATTCTTTTGCATCACTACCTTCTAGCTGTTCTTGAGCTTGCGATTCTTTTAATTTTACTTCAGTATCAATCCTAAACCAATCTACCATGCCGTTGCCGTCAGGCGCTCTGTCTTTTAGTTCTTTGCCGTATTCGCTAACTATAACAGCTTCTTCGATCATTCTAGTGATTTTAGTGCTGCCCGGAAAAACAAATGTTCTTTCTTCTTCATCTTGAATATTTTTTGCTCTATTGTAAGTTTTACTAGCAGGTTCCCAAGTTTCATGAATCGGATGCATAGGAACATTACCTGCATCATTGTGTGATTCGATAAATTTTGATGTTTTTATTGTGTTAGGAGCATCAGCATCTGGAAATTCTATCTTGTAAGTGTTAGTTTCTCTAATTTTCTTTTCAGCTAGCAGTTCTTCCTCTCTAGCATTAAAGACAGAAGTTAAACTGTCTGGCCCTTTTTCTAAAATAGTTTCTACATCTTTACCAAGAATGCTTATATCAGTATGTGTTCGTTCAACTTGATCTATAAGAGCTTGCTCATTCCAAGGAATTGCTTGAACATCATATACTGTGCCTTCACCTGTTACTGTAAATGTTACATTTGTTAATTTTAATGGGTAATATCTAGTGTTACTGCCGCTGTCTATAAAATTTCCATTGTCGTCCCAGCCAATAAATTCAACCATTAGCAAAAACCCAGCTTGTATATAGTTTACATATCCATTTTCTATTGCTGCAATTTTACATGCTTGCAAAAACAAACCCATGCTGTATGGTTCTGTAACAGTAAATGTAATTCTAGTTGCATTTGTAACCCTTGTGCCTGCTGTAGGCGTGATCAAACTTTCTATGTTTACATTATCAATAAAATATTCAGCTCTTATTCCTAATGCATCTTCATCTGCTGTTGTAACTTTATTTTCGCCGCCTGTTCCGCTCGATTTTATGATTACTTTAGAAGGGCCGCTGCCTCTATATGATGCGCTATTAACTTCTCCTTTGGTTAAGCAACCAAAAGTAAAAATATTGTTATAACTTGCATATACATTTAACGCATTAGGAGTGATAGCCATTAGAGTCCAATAACCTTTCTTAAATCGCCATCATTTGGCAAACGTATACTAATACCTGCCTTAAAATCGTATATCGGATCTTTTATAATATCCATATTTCTTTGTGCAAATACCCACCATAGTTTGCTGCTACCATACAAGTCATATGCAAGTAAATCGGGTCTGTGTGTATACTGATTTTCAATTGTGTAAACCACATCGTCATCGTTTGCCGGTATTGGTCTAATAACAAATGTTCCTAATTCGCCCGAAACAGAAAAGGGTGTTTTGAAATATGGACTTGTTTTTGCGTATTCTGCCATTAGATGTATCCTTGACTTATTAGTCCGCCAGATACAAAGCTGTCTAAGCTGAACTGTTCAACTTTGTTTCTGCTGTAAATTGGTTTCAATACAACATTTATTGTGCTATCAGCTGGAACGTAATTTCCTCCAGTGGATCTGATATAATCAACTTGATTTGGTAAATCTGTTGTAAATTGCTCAACTACACAAGGTATATTTTTCATAACATAGTTACCGTAACCGTTAAGTTTTACTATTGGTGGCGGAGCACCTTTGTTCGATGTGTTTCCGTAATACATTTTTGTTGCGCTGCGTAAAAAATGTGTTGCAGCTACCCAATAATCTGCATCCTCTGGAGATTCAACAGGAAATTCACCTACTATTGTTATACTACCAGGTTGGCTGTTCTGATATGCCGGAAAGGGATAATTATTATGTATAGGAGCAACATCATCGTAATTGGCTTGTCCATTCATTGTAATTTGCGGCTGAATTGGAAACATTAACCCGCCTGTTTTACCAAGGGGTGCTAATGGTCCTACAGCGCCAAAAGGATTACTTATTTTTACACGCCAATCCGTTCCTCCGCCATTGCCAGTTCCAAATTGAACAGGTGGCGCAGGTTGTCTAGCTTCTGGAGTTGTTCGAGGAATGTTGCGTTTCCTCCAATTACTCATTAAATTCGGAGAATCGATTGTTAGATCACTTAAATTTGTAGTTGCCGCAGGACGTCTATTGCCGCTGCCGTTCAATCTATCAATTTCTGCTTTGACTTGTGCAGGACCTTGAGTTTGTTCGATAAGCTGTAACCTACGGCGAGCTTCTTCAGTCACCTGAGGGTATTCTGATCTGTAATCTATTGCCATTGCATTCTCCTATGCAGTATTTAGTTGACAAATTTAACTGCGTAGTTTATTATATTAAAAAAGGTATACCATATATGGCCAGAAAAGTAAATTATTTAAACAATAAAGACATGCTGAAAGAGATACACAAAAGTAAACTAACGTTTTGTAGCTTTGTGGACCCAGCATACGCTACATTTGACATAATTTTGCCTAGTGTAGATAAAATTAACATACGAACAGTCGCTGAAGCAAAGCGTAACCGTGCTAAAAAAATGTCAACTGCTGCTTACGAAGAAGCAAAGGCAGTTAACAAAAAGGTTAAGCAATCTGAATTTGAAGTAGATTACAGGACTATCGAAAAAACAGATTTAATCTTCCGTATAATGACGTTTGATCATATTCCAGAAGAGCCTGGGCGTAAGAAAAACCCTAAAACTGTAGCGGATACAAAAGTAAAACTTAATTTTCCACCTTTTCAACATTACAAATTTGATGAAAACGACAATCTTGTATGTGTAGGAAAAAGCCACTGGGAAGGTGGTATGGAGAATGGATACTTTAACATTAGTCACGGAAGAGCAACTAACGAATTGGCTCGAATGTGGATGAAACTAGTAGATAGATATGCTACAAGAGGAAATGTTCGTGGTTATACTTACAATGACGAAATGAAAGGACAAGCAATTCTGCAACTTTCACAAATAGGACTACAATTTGACGAATCTAAATCAAACAATCCTTTTGCATATTATACCGCTGCTGTAACAAACAGTTTTGTTAGAGTTATCAATTTAGAAAAACGCAATCAAAATATTAGAGATGACATACTAGAAATGAACGATCTTAACCCAAGTCACACCAGATTGCACCACGGAGAATGGGAAGCAGCAATGAGAAGAGAGGGCTTGAACAAAGATAAAGGTTGATCTTTGTCAATGTTTCTTGTATAATCTAAACCTAACGGAGTATTATTTTGTTTAAAAAAGCAGCAGTGTTTACTGACATACATCTAGGTATGAAAGGTAACTCACGTGTCCATAATCAGGACTGTGAAGAGTATATTGACTGGTATATTGAAACAGCAAAAGCAAACAATTGCGAAACAGGCATCTTTTGCGGCGACTGGCACCATAACAGAAACAGTTTGAACCTTACAACCATGGATACAACCATTAGGTTGTTGGAGAAACTAGGTGAATCGTTTGAAAAGTTCTACATGTTTTCTGGTAACCACGACTTATACTACAAAGACAAGCGTGATGTTAGCTCTACTGAGTTTGCAAGGCACATTCCAGGAATTACAGTAGTTGATGATATCACAGTCATACAAGATGTAGCACTGATCCCTTGGCTTGTAGGTGAAGAATGGAAACGTATTGAGAAGTTAGATGCAAAATATTTGTTTGGACACTTTGAGCTGCCCAGCTTCTACATGAATGCTATGGTGCAGATGCCTGATCATGGAGAGCTTAAAGCTGAACACTTCAAGAACCAAGAGTATGTGTTCTCAGGACACTTTCACAAGCGACAAAAGCAAGGCAAGATTCACTACATTGGTAATGCTTTCCCACACAACTATGCAGATGCGTGGGATGATGATCGTGGTATGATGATACTGGATAGACTAAACGATGCTGAGCCAGAGTATATCAACTGGCCAGATTGTCCAAAGTATAGAACAGTCAAGTTGTCACAGCTGATAGATGAAAAAGACACACTCTTACAAAGTAAAATGTATCTAAGAGTTACCTTAGACATTGATATCAGTTACGAAGAAGCAAGTTATATCAAAGAAACGTTTATTGAGCAGTATGGGTGTAGAGAAATCACACTTATACCTCAGAAACTAATGGAAGAAATTAACACAGACTTGGATATTGCACAGTTTGAAAGTGTAGATCAGATTGTAAGTAACGAAATTCAAGCAATTGATACAGAACAATTTGATAAGAAATTGTTATTAGACATTTATAGCGGGTTACATGATTAGAATTAAAGATCTTACAGTAAAAAACTTTATGAGTGTGGGTAATGTTACCCAAGCAGTTGACTTTAATGAAGAGCAACTAACACTTGTGCTTGGTGAAAACTTAGATCAAGGCGGTGACGACACCGGAAGTCGTAATGGCACTGGTAAAACAACTATTATCAATGCGTTGAGTTATGCGTTATACGGAACTGCTCTAACAAATATCAAAAGAAACAATTTAATTAACAAAACCAACAGCAAAGGCATGTTGGTAACATTAAACTTTGAAAAGGGCAATAACAAATATCGTATTGAACGTGGAAGATCTCCTAATGTATTCAAATTTTACGTCAATGATCAAGAACAAAAAGAAGATATTGACGAATCGCAAGGCGATAGCCGTAAAACACAGGAAGATGTGCAAGAATTACTGGGTATGAGCCACGATATGTTCAAGCATATCCTTGCACTGAATACTTACACCGAGCCATTCTTGAGTATGCGGGCTAATGATCAACGAGCAATCATTGAACAACTACTTGGTATTACTATTCTTACCGAAAAAGCAGACTTATTAAAAGAACAAACACGAAAAACCAAGGATGCTATTACAGAAGAAACGTTAAAGATCAATGCAATAGAGGCAAGCAACAAAAAAATTGAACAAAGCATTGAAACGCTTGCCGGAAGACAACGTGCATGGGCTGCAAAACAAAAAACTGACATTGAAAAACTTGAAAAAGGCATTGTTGAGCTAGAAAAACTAGATATTGATGCAGAATTAGAAGCACATGACAAGTTAACAAACTGGACAGAGCTGAATAATCGCATAACTAGTTTGAATAAAGAGAAAGCAACACTTGAAACTGCACTTATGCGAGCAACCAAAGGTGTTGACAAAGCAGAAAAGGATATCAAAGAACTTGACGATGCTATTTGTTACACTTGCGGTCAAACGCTACATGCGGATAAGAAAGCAGAGATCGAAACTCGTAAACAAAAAGAATTAACTGATGCACTAGCATACCAAACAGAGGTTGCAGACAAATTAGAAACAACTATGAACACATTAAACGAAATTGGTGAGATCAACGGACGTCCTAACACGTTTTATGAAAGTGCTAAAGAAGCATATGAACATAGAAACAATGTTGAAAACTTGAAAATTGCATTGGAAAACAAAAAAATTGAAGATGATCCTTATCAAACACAGATTGATGACTTAAATGAAACAGCAATACAACAAATTGACTGGCAACCAGTTAATGATTTAACAAATTTGAAAGAACATCAAGACTTTTTGCTTAAACTTCTTACTAACAAAGACAGTTTTATACGTAAAAAGATTATTGATCAGAATCTGGCATACTTGAATAATAGACTAACCTATTACTTGGATAGACTAGGACTTCCTCATCAAGTTAGATTCCAAAATGATCTAAATGTTGAGATTACACAATTAGGTCAAGATTTGGACTTTGACAACTTGTCACGTGGTGAACGCAACAGACTTATACTAGGCATGAGCTTTGCATTCCGTGATGTTTGGGAAAGTTTATATCAAGGTATTAACTTGATGTTTATCGATGAGCTTATTGATAGTGGCATGGACACTGCTGGTGTCGAAAATGCATTGAGTGTGTTGAAAAAGATGGGTAGAGAGCGGAGCAAAAATGTTTTCCTTATCTCACACAAAGACGAACTGGTTGGTAGAGTTAATCATGTTCTCAAAGTTATTAAGGAGAACGGCTTTACCTCGTATGCAAACGATGTAGAGATTGTTGAATGACAGACGACACGCATGATAAACTGGTAAAGGCATACTTGGAATACTTTGCAGCAAACGAAAAGTTTGAACAAGGACCAAGCGACAGAACAAAAAGGAACGCAAGACGAACACTGCGTAATCTTATGAGGCTGGCAAAACAAAGGCAAGACGAGATACAAGACCATTACTTGGTAGTTTTAGAACAGGTTAGAGCATCAGGTAAGTGGGCAAGCAACAAGGCAAAGGCACAAAAATCAAAAGAGGTAAAGGCAGCAAAAAGAAATAATACATAATGTATGAATTGGACATATAAAGGTAAACCTGTAGACACAATCGACGATGAATACGAAGGCTTTGTATATCTAATTACAAATTTAAAAACAAATCAAAAGTATGTAGGCAAAAAACTAGCAAAGTTTAAAACAACCAAGCCACCACTTAAAGGCAAAAAGAACAAACGTCGAGGCTACAAAGAAAGCGATTGGCGTGAATACTGGGGAAGTTCAGATAGACTGAACGAAGATGTAAAAAACTTAGGCGAAAAAAATTTCACTCGTGAAATACTTTACTTTTGCAAAAGTAGAGCGGAGATGAGTTACATTGAAGCACGAGAACAGTTTGACAGGCGAGTATTGGAAACAGACGAATACTACAACGGAATCATCAATGTTAGAGTTGGTGGTTCAAATAAATTACGCCAGGCACTACTAGAACACAAATAGGCTATATATTGAGCTCTAATTAAACTCCAAGATCCAGCCGAGGTAATGCTCGTTGCCGGTGGTGTGGAATGCTCACGTGAAGAAGTATACGATAGG